TACTCGGCGATGGCTGACGCCGGATCTGTGCCGCGTATGCTGGCCTCAACCATTGCATGCGCCGCCGTGCCGATATTGGCCGCTTCGTCACGCGTCTGATACAAGGGCTCATCAGGGAAATCCTTGCCGCGTTTCCACGCCCATTGAATCAGCGCACCAGAGTCCTTGAAGCGACCGATGATCGTTGTAGTGCCGGGGACTTTCTCCCCGGCCTTCGTGAAATAACCTTTGCGTGGAGTTGGCATCTGTATTCCTTAGAATGGAATTTCGTCGTCAGGATCAGCGCCTTTGTCTGCACGCTTCGCACCCTGCCTTGCGGCCTCGCCGTCGGCGAAGGCGTCTTCGGGATTAGTCGTCGGCGAGTTCGCGCGCCCATTGTTCTGCCGGGTCGTCGGGGTCGACGTCGCCGGCTTCGTAGGGTTTAACTGTTCGTCCCACTTTTTCTGCAGGAACTTCGGCAGCACATCGTACTGAGAGTCGTCGTCCGGGCCGAAGTACACCGGAGTTCCTTCCGGCTTCAGCTTCGCCGTACCTTTCGGCGGCGCCATGATGTTGCTGACGTTGGCGTACTGACCGTCGGCCGTGTGGACGATCTGCAGCAGGCATGTTTGCCCGAGCAGTTTGCGGATATCGAACTGTTCGGCCTCGGCGTCGGTGAACTTGGCGCCGCGCCAGGACTCGATGCCCTTGCGCATGTTGGCCTTGGCGTTCATGGACGCTGCGTAGTTGTGATAGATGATCGTCGGGCCTTCGACTTCCTGGCCGTCCTTTTCGTACGTGATGCGCTCGGATGGGATCTCGAATCGAAAAAATACGCGCACTTTGGGATCGGGGAACGCGCCGGAGCCGGGTTGCAGACCGACGTCGGCGATCAGTGTGCAGACGGCGAGGTGTGTGCCTTCCGGCGCCTTGGTGAACTCTTTGCCGCCTTTTGCGGGGTAACGTGCCATTGCGATTGTCCTTTGTGATTAGTGGATTTGTGGTTCGATCATCCAAGATCGCTTTCGTCTTCCATGTCATCAGGCGCCTTGCGTGACGCCGCTTCCTCGATTGCGGACAGTTCGACGTCGTTGTTTCTCTCCGGCGGCGTCGTGCATAGGTCGCAGGACTTTTCCATGTACTTATGCCGGCCGCCATTGGCTTCCGCGAACTCGTCTTTTACATGTGTGACATCGACCTTCCCGCTCAGCGCCATCATCGCGTCGTGCCAGGCTTGCGCTGCGTTGAAGCTGCGGAATTTCGCTGGTCGTTTGATGGTCATGCGCGCACCAGTTTGTAGCCAGCGCGCGTCGCTCTATTGCGCAAGTCACGCACTCTTTCGCTGGCTTCCTCCTTTTTGCAACGTTCACGCTCCATCTTTAGCGCTGCCGAAAAATCCTTCCACGAAACGCCGGCTGCGTGACACCATGCGCGACGTACGTTGTCGTTACAACCTAAATCAGATACCAAATCCACACTTCGCGATGCGTGGTATACAGCGCCGTCAGCCAGACGAATAAACACGCCTTGCGCCGCAAACAACTTATTCTTTTGATACGGGAACAACCGGCACTCTACGTTCCACGCCACATGTCCAGCATCAGCAATTGATGCTACGCGCTGGTCGTATTTTTTGTGATTGATTGTGAACGTCCTCATGTCACTTATCCGGCAACGGCAGGGGGGGCTTGGTCGGGATGTACGCCGGCCTTCGTCGCGTCGAGCACCTGTTCGCGTGGGACGCCGAGCACGTCGTCTGTGGTCGCGACGCTGATGCTGAAACGATCGCGTGTGACGTAGTTGATCGCCTGCGCAGGATTGCGTGCGCGGCAGAACGTGACGTCGCCGGTCAGCTTGTCGTGCGTACGGTAAATGCGGGTGACGGGTTTGGTTTCGGACATGGATTCTAGTTCCTTTTGTTGGCTGTTGAAGTTGCGTGATGAATATGTTTTGCAAAACGACTGCAGCTATTGCATTCATTGTGAAGCGACATTACTCCCACAAATTACTTGTGTCAATCCCTTGCGCAAGACTTTCACGTATGATAGCGTTCGCCGCCATGAAACCTACTCAATGGAAGTTGCAGCTCATCGCGTGGCGCAAGCGTCGCGAACACGCCGCTACTCTGCGAAACAATGGCAAAACACTCGACGAGATAGGTGCCATTATCGGATGCAGTCGCCAACGCGTGCATCAGATATTGACTAAGGCGAAAGCCAGTGCTCGCTAAGCGCTACATAGCGCAGGTCATCGCAGCATTCGACGGCATTCGCCCTATGGCGCACGCACTGGACCTCGACCCCTCGACCGTCTTCGGCTGGAAGAAACGTGGCGTCATTCCACGCTGGCATCACGATCGCATCCTGACGCTGTCGCGCCACATAGGGCGCCCGTTGAAGCGGTATCAGTTGGGGCCGCGGTATGCACGCTGATTGTCCATGCATGAAAGAGTTGCGTAAATATTTTTATGAGTGTAAACGAAAAGGGACCGCTCCTACGTTTTGTGTAGTGCCTATATCTAGGTGGAACCAATTTTTTACCGAGATACAACACAGCTTTGTAATTCCTATCAAATTTGTTAGAGCATCAGATTACAAATTCGATTTGTATGTGTTCGGTATGCGAGTATTTTTGGGCCATCGAAAATGATCGACACCACGCCACGCTATCGCAAACTCAAGTCTGGCGGCAGCGTGTTCTGGCATCCTTGCGGCAAGTGTGGCGCACTCGACGCGCCGTATGGGTATGGCGTGGTGCGACAAAGCCACGGACAATGGGTCGACGAACGCGACTATCGCGGACACAAGACGGGGAACAAACTATGGCAAGGCAAACCGGCGACGGAGAATCACGGAACATGGTTTTGCGTGAAATGCCGCCCAAAGACGACTGGCGCGACTACGTCACTTTCTTCTTCGCCTGCATCGGAATAGTGGTCGCGATCATCGGCGGCGGGTTGGCGCTGGTGGCGTTGTGGGAGGTGTTGTGACGCTGCGCATTACGATTGGTATAGATCCAGGTCAGACGGGCGCCATTGCAGTGCTTGAGGACGGCGAGCCTACGCACGTGTTCGACATGCCAGTGAGCGCGCGCAAGACGACGGGGCAAAAGGTATCGGCGACGGGGCTTGCGATCGAGCTGCGCGCGATACTGCGCAAGGCCGACGGCGCTCACGTATTCGGCGCGATCGAGGAAGTCGGCGCCATGCCTGGCAACGGCGGCACGTCGATGTTTCGGTTCGGACACGGCTGCGGAATCGTCGAGGGCGTGCTGAGCGCGCTCGGCATCGGCTACACGCTGATCACGCCGCCGCGGTGGAAGAAATGGGCAGGACTCATCCACGCCGACAAGGACGCGAGCCGCACGCTGGCTATGCAGCGGTATCCGGTAGCCGCGCCATGGCTTACACGCAAGAAAGACAACGGACGCAGCGACGCCATCCTCATCGCGCGCTACGCATGGGAAAATGAACATCACGCAATGCAAGGAACACCATGATCACCGAAACACAAATCGCGCAGGTCATCACTGCGATCCTTGGGCGCGAGGGCGGATTCGTCGACGATCCACAGGACTCTGGTGGCCGTACCAACTTCGGGATCACACAGACGACTGCGGATGACATGGGGCTGGGCGACGTCGCGGATCTGACCTACAACCAGGCGTTCGCGGCGTACAGGCGCATGTTCGCGGACTGGCGCATCGATCAGATGGTCGAGTTCCACACGTTCGCGCTCATCGCCGACGCTTGCGTCAACCACGGCAGCGGGCGCGCGGTCAAATGGCTGCAGGAGGCGCTCGGGATCGTCGACGACGGCGTCATAGGGCCTCAGACGCTGCAGGCGCTCGAAGCCAGCGCATCCCTGCCGCGAGGCAGCGAGGCGCTGTACGCATCGATCCTGAGCCTGCGCATTGCGTTCTATGGCGCCATCATCGGCGCGCACCCGTACAACGCCAAGTGGGCTCACGGCTGGCTGACGCGAGCGGCGTCGTTCCTGCGTCCGTGGCCGTTTATCTGACTTCCCAACCAACGAGGTAATTCATGTGAACATGCAGCAACTCATTCAGCAGGAAGTGGCCATCCAGAACACCATCGTGGAGCTGTTGCCCACGATCGGCCTACTCGCGCCAATGGGCGACAGGGCCATGGTGCTCAACAGTACGATCGAGTACCTGCGGCTGCGCAATACGCCGGAGCCGAACATTGCTGCGCTGCAACCTGCGCTGGAAGTGTGCATCGATCGCGTCATCGCAAAGGTGGCGCAGTTGACGGCGCCGGCATAAACCTCCACGCTAGGGCATGGTCGAAGTTCTCACTATCAGCGTCGCCGTCTGGCCGCTACTGGCAGGGTTGACGGCGAATACCATCGTTGTGATTGTTAAGCTGTGGCTGACATACAGAGGCGACAAATGAATGGAAATCCACTCGTTAGTGTTGCGCTCACGGAAGTTGAGAGCGGAAATCGACGAAATGGAGCGCATGACCCCGCACGATCGAATGGTCACTCAGGCGCAGACATTCAACGAGGTAAAAACGGTTCTGCGGGATCTGGAGCACTTCAGCGAGGGAACGCACAATCAGTACGTATGGCTGTTGCAGCAGGTGTGGGATATTTGCGGGACACTCACACGCGATTCGACTGGACACGCATGGAAGCGCGACTTGCCAGACAAGCCGGCGGCGACGGAGTTCTACCAAAAGATCCTTGCGCTTGTGCGATGGCTGAAAACCGCGAAATGAGGCTGGAGTATGACGCTGTCCGCGCCTGACTCCAATCGCCGCTTGCTCAATCGAACCGGCGCCGCGGTAGCCGGGTCCCTCGTCGTCATCCTCGCCGGCGCGCTGTATGCGTTGATGCGGTCGGAAATCCCCACTGACAACCATGACATCATCCTCATTCTCATCACCACGGTCGCCAATTCGATTATCGCGATCGTGGGGTATTTCTTTGGCAGCAGCAGTTCCGTAGCGCGCCAAGGCGAAATCATTGCGCAGCAGGCAGGAATCATCGACAAGGCGCAGGACAAACTGCCGCCGGTCGCCGGCGCAACGCCAACCGTTCCCGTGGCGCCAGGCGAAGCGGTCACAGTCAAAGGAACGACGACGTGAGCCACTTCCTCGACGCGCTCGACGTCACGCCATTGCCAGACGGCGTGCTGTGGAAGCTCAATGCGAACTTTCGCTATCAGTCGGACGTGTACGGCGCGCTCATCACTGTGCCAGCAGGATTCCATACGGACTTCGCGAGCACTCCGCGCGAGGTGTGGACGTTCTATCCGCCATGGGGCAAGTATGGTCCAGCGGCTTGCCTGCACGATTGGATCTACAGGATTCAGTTTACGACGCGCGACATGGCGGATCATGTACTGCGCGAGGCCATGATCGTGCTCGGGTGCGAGCCCATCACGGTTGCCAACATCTACAACGCCGTATCGCTGTTTGGTCGCACCGCCTGGTCGGAAAACGCCAGACGGCTGCGTGATGAAACCTGGACGGGAGGATTGTCATGAAACTTTACAAACTTTTACCTTTGCTGCTGCTATGTGGGTGCGCCAGCGCACAAATCGATCATGCGTTGTCGAACCTCGACAAAGACTGCTCGCGTCACTACGCTGGCAGCGTCGCTGCCACAGGCGGTACGCTCACCTTCACCATCGACTGCGCCCCAGTCAAGGCGGCGCCAGCCACGCCATGATCGGCTGGCTGCACAACGTGTTCCACCGCACATCCAAACTGGAGATTGCCATGTCCGCACTTACCGATGCCATCAACCGCAACACCGCTTCCGTGGCCACGCTCACCACGGCCATCAACAATCTGCCGCCACCGGTCGACGAAACCGCCGCAGCGACGGCGATCAACGCCAACTCCGACGCGCTCGATGCACTGACGAGCAAACTGACGACACCGCAGCCATGACGCTGGGCGTGTTGTTCCTCATCCTGGCGCTGGTGTGTTTCCTGCTCGCCGCGTTTCGCGTGCCGGCGGCGATCGATTGGACGAATCTGGGTTACGCGTTCGTCACGTGCTGGGCGCTGTTCGGGTACGGCGCTATTTTGGTTAGATAGGAATCAGTGCGCGATATGCTTGTCGTGCTCTAGAGAGTGGCAATTTGGGCAGAGTGCGTGAAGACAGCGCCATGCATCTCCGGAAGCAAAACTTAAAAGTGTTTACTCGATACTGCGGGACCTTAACCTCCACGCCACATTGTTGGCACAACAATAGGTGAGCCATCATGCCTCTCGTCAAATCCGCTAGTAAAAAGGCGTTTAAGAAGAATATCAGGACGGAAGCTAAAACGCGACCCGTAAAACAGGCGGTCGCCATCGCGTACGCGGTGCAGCGCAAGGCCAAGCGCAAGTAATAAAAAACCCCCAACAGCCAGGGGTAACTGTTGGGGGCGACTCAAGTGCCGTCACACTCGATGGGCGCTCATGGAGGGGAAGCCACAAACGCCCGCTTGCAAACTAGCATAGCGGGGAGTAGAAAACAACAAAACAACCGTTGGTCTAGCAAGGGGAATAAAAAGTGCCAGAACCGATCAAGCCTGCATTGTGGGGAGTGCAAAGTCTTCTCAAGTTCCCTGACGCGCGCGTCATGCTCGTGCAGGGCAAGGACAACTTCGAAGCCGCGGCGCGTGTGTTCCCCGCGAACCCCGTACTGGGATGGGACGGCCAGCTCTCCGAGCATCACTTGGGCCAGCTCAACGGCAAGCACGTCATCGTCTGGCTTAACAATCCGCTGCCGCAGCGCACGCGCGCCGTCGAGCCCATCGCCGGCGCCGACATCCATGTGTTCTCGCCCGACAACCCAGCCGAATGCTGGCCCGTTACCGAGGTCGAGCGCAGGCGCCTGTCGCGGCAGTGGATACTGAGCCAGCTCAAGCCCGTCCAGAACGCGCTGGCATATCCTGTGGCGCACGTCAACGGTCACGCCGCAGTGACGGTGCCATCCGTGGCGACAACGCCTCCTGCGGCGTCTGAAGCGCAGGATAGGCCGGTCAAGACGAAGCGATCTGTGCGAGAGCGCACGGAAAGCACACCATGGGAAGGATTCGGCCTAATCCTGAACGACAAGGGCATGCCGCTGGCGAGCCTGAACAACGCCGTGACATTGCTCGAGCATCACCCGGATCTGTGCGGGCGCATCTGGTACGACGTGTTCCTGCAACGCCTGCTGCACAACTGGGACCGCGATACGCCGGTCGAATGGTCCGACTACGATGACGTGCGCTTGGCGCTGTTCATGCAGCGCGAGATCGGCATATCCGGCGCCACGAAGTTCCTCGCGCACGACGCGGTCGTCGCCTACGGCATGCGCGAGAAGCGCAATTGCGCCTACGACTGGATGGATGCGTTGGTGTGGGATCACAAGCCGCGGCTGTGGGAACTCGGACCCAAAGGTTTCGGGACCGGAACGAGTGAATACGAATGCGCCGTGTGCCGCAACCTCGTGCTCGGCATGGTCAAGCGCGTGTACGAACCGGGGTGCAAGTCCGATTACATGCCCATTTTCGAGGGCAACCAGGGCGCCGGCAAATCCAAAGCACTGGCGCTGCTGGGCGGCGAATGGTTCGCCGAGTGCCACGAGTCGATCATGTCAAAAGACTTCTTCGGCGTGCTACAGGGCAAGCTGCTGATCGAGATATCCGAAATGCACGCGTTCCGCCAGTCCGAGGTCGAGCGCGTCAAAGGCATTGTGTCGTGTCCGTCCGACCGCTACCGCGAACCCTACGGCCGCAATGCGATCGATCACCCGCGGCAAGGCGCGTTCGCCGGTACAACCAACCGCGACGACTGGAACCGCGACGAAACCGGCGCCAGGCGCTTCTGGCCGGTCAAGTGCGGCACGATCGACCACGCATGGATCATCGCCAACCGGGAGCAGTTGTTCGCCGAAGCGGTCTACTGCATCCGCGACATGGACGAACCGCACTGGATCGTGCCGTGGGACCGCGCAAAGTCCGAGCAGGACGATCGCCAATTCCACGACACGTGGGAGGAGGTCGTGCGTGAGTGGCTGATCGGCAAAGGTCCGTGCGTGTTCATGGGCGATGTGCTGGCCGACGCGGTCAAGATCGAGGCCGGCAAGCAAGGGCTCGCAGAACAGCAGCGTATGGGCCGCGTGATGAAGAAACTGGGATGGATCAAGCGCGTGCGCAAGTTCGGATCCACGCAGCGCAAGGTGTGGATGTCGCCAGACGCAGACGACGCCACTGAGGCGCCGTCGCTGTTTGCCGAGGAATGACGCTCGGCGTCCGGTTCAATTAGGTCGGCAGGTCGTCCAGGCGGCGCTGTATGCAGTCCTGCGCGACCAGGCGATTCAGGCATGCGCTACGCGATTCGGGAATCGTCGTCTTGAGCCTGCAGGCGTCGAGCGCGGCCAACTGCTCGCGCGTCATACGTACTGCGACGATAGCACCGCCGGAGTCGCGTAGGCGTTTGGCGTAGTCGCTTTGGCGTGTGTATTTGCCGGTCATGGCAACAACTCCAGCAAACGATCACGCAACCACGTTAGTTCCGGAGTAGCCAGCTCCTCGTAACGCATGTGTGTGTCGAAGTCTCGAGCAGCGTCGCGTCTGTCCGATTCTTGTTTTTCAGCAAGCGCTACGCGTTGTTCATTAGTCAAGGCGCGCCATTCGCGATTGATCATGTTGGCCGGCTTGGGAAAGTCTCGGTAATTGTTCCATGCGCTCATGGCTGCAACGTCCTGCAATCGATCACGACAAGGCCTGCTACTGCCCACGATGGACACTGCCACGCGTATGTCCTTTCACATCCAAATGGATTGCACTGTCCCGCGGGCATGTACCAGGCCTGTAGATACCACGCGGCATTCCCGTACGCGTCAGGTAGCGGCCAAGCGCGATACTCCAGCGAATCGATGAACAGCGTGTCGCCGTCCGCGGCGTCGTATTGCACGGCGTAGGTGTTGTTTTGCGGACCATAGACGTCGCCGTGCCAGGTCTGACTAGTCACGCTGCCATCCTGCAGCAACGTGAAGCGATCAGAGGCGTGGGCGCATGGCAAAGCGGCGCACAGCGCGAGTGCAATTGCGTAGCGTCTCATGCAGCCTCCTCAGCATCGTCGTCGGAAACGTCCGACAACATGTTTTCGGCAATCTCGTACCAGTTTACAGAGCCCAGAGCGGCGTTCAACAGGTCAGAAAATACACCCTCCAACTCCGGCAAGCCATCTTCGTGCGACGTTTTCAATTCGTCGGCAAGGTCGGCTGCTGGCGTTTCGGAATTCTTGTGCAATTCTTCGGCGCGTTCCTGCCAGTATTCCTGCGAACCCTGATCGTTATCGATCCACAACTTAACCAGCCAAGTTTCGTAGTTGTCCCATCCGTTGTATCTGTTGTCGCTCATGGGTATCCCCTTCCATCCTGTTATCGGTCGAAAGTGACCGCCACGGCGCATGCCTTAGCGCGTGCGCCGGACGCGGTTACTCTGCGAATCCTTCGATGGAAAATCCATAGATGCACGTATCCAAGCCATCAGGGTCAGTGCAATCCCAAACGTCCCAACCGCCGGCCGTGCCATCTTCCGTCATCGTGTAGACGCCAGCAGGATAGTGCAGACCCATAACACGATCAGACAGCGTACGTGCACGTACAATTACTTTGTCGCCACGCTCGAAGTTCATGGCGTCACCTTCGCCAGCGCGGCGTGGGCTTCAAGCGAACCCCCCATTAACTCAGATTCGGCACCAGCAGCGACAAGCGCTTCCATTGCTTCACGCTCGAATGCGCGGCATAACTTAGCTTCACCCATGTATGCGCCGTTGTTGCCACTGTCAGACGCGCGGAGAATCTTGCCGAGTACCCGCACTAACGATTCATGCGCGTTGCATGCGAGGACGATGAAGGCGGCACTGTCGCGTTGATTGGTGGGGAAGATTGCAACCTCAATGTCGCCATATCCGATTGCGTAGCTGTTTTCGTCGTGTGGCGCGAGCCATAGTTTGCGTTGTGTCTGTGTACCCATTTTGTACCCCTTTTTCGTGTGTGACGTGACTGCGATAGTGCAGCGGGAGAGAGCGTATAACGATATACAATTGTATGTCAATATACAAAACGTAAAGAAATGTAAAGATACCCACGAATACCCGTGTGTGATGGATCACATTCTTTGCTCAAAGCCACGTAGATACTGTATACCTTAGGATACCCTAACTTAGAAATATTAGAATATGGAATAGTAGGGAGGGAGATACACCGCTGGTACCGTTTACTAGGGGTTTACAGATACCCCTAAAAATGGGTAGCGAAGGTATTTTTGTTGAGAATCAATGGCTTAAAAATTATTGCTCGGTATCCAGAGGGTATCCGAGGTATTGAGGTGTAATAATACTTGTTGTGGTCCAGGTTTCGACGTGGCGAACGCTTGAATCAACGCAACGTCGCTCGCCACGTTCATCGCGTCGATAGACGCTTGCAACGTGCAACGCGACGCGATAGATTCGCGCCATGTTCGATCAAGCCATTGCCGACCAGGTCTGCGAGCGCATCGCCAATGGCGATTCGATGGGGCAAGCGTGCAAGGCGCTGAAACTGAATATAACCACGCCGTACGATTGGTTCGCAAAAAGCACTCAACTGGCCGACAGGTACGCGCGCGCACTGGCGATGCGAGCCGACCGCAAGGCCGAACGCATCGACGAATTGGCCGAAGCGTGCATTGCCGGCGATGTTGAGCCGAACGCCGCGCGTGTAGCGATTGACGCCCACAAATGGACCGCATCGAAGCTCGCGCCCAAAAAGTACGGTGACCGTATGCAGTCGGACATTGACCTCGCCGTCACGGTCACTGTCGTAAACCCCTTCCAGATCGCACAGGACGTCGCACAGGCGACGATCGCATCGCAGCCAGCCATCGAGCAGGACACGTGAGCGAACCGCGCCTGGCGCTTATGGGGAAGGCTAGCCACGGTCGCGACGTGTATCGTGCGATACGTGAACAGGTCAATCGCTTCAGGCTGCAGGGCATCGAGCCCAAGCGGATATGGGTTGGACAGGACACGGTAGACGCATTCCACGCGCTCTGGCACGCCGTAGCGCAAAAGTACGATGAGATGATGCCGCCCGAGGTCTACGGCATCCCGATACGCCTAGGCGTTGGCTTGGGACGCGCTCAATTCGAGTTCGAGTTTGATGACAAACAAGCGCCAGAGCGCGCGCTGCGACGTGCCGCGCAGGACAACCCATTGCCCGATAATGACTAAGCGTCATAGGTTGCAACGCGTATTGCGGCATTCTCAATTGTTGCAGCAATCGATTGACCTTGAGAAATTCGGTTGGCCGCGCGAGTACAAACTCAAGCGCGCTGGCAAACTCACGAAAGACGAATATCAGGCGATGCTGATTGCGCAGAGTTGTGGGTGCGCAATATGCGGGCGCAAGATTGGGCAAACCGGCAACAAGATAAACGGCAAGTTACTGTGCGTTGATCATTGCCATGTGAGTGGTAGAGTGCGCGGTCTATTGTGTAGCAACTGCAACGCAGGCATAGGCATGCTAGGCGATGATCCAGCGCGTTTGCGCTTGGCCGCAGCATACTTGGAACGATGAACGAGTCGGACCACTCCGCACGTGACGCGAAAAGGGGACCCAACATGGCGGGGCGTACCCCGGATTTGCGCGCGCCGTCGGCAGCGGGTTTCGATGAGACTCTACGTGTAGCCCCTCCTCTCTCTCGCTGTCGTTTTGACTGGGGCTCCTCAACCTGGCGTATGCGCCATTGGGACTGGAGCGACTATCGTGATCGCGCCTGGTTGAAAGTGTTTTTCTTCGATCGCTGATTCGTGCCTAACATCACCCTACCGAACAACTGGATCGGTCGCCCGTATCAGCGTGATCTGTGGGAGTATTTGACACGCGGAGGTAAGCGCGCAGTCTGTGTTTGGCATCGCCGTGCGGGCAAGGACAAAGTGGCTCTCAACTGGACCGCGGTCGCATCTCAAGTACGTAAAGGAGTTTTTTGGCATATGCTCCCAGAGGCGTCGCAGGCGCGCAAGGCGATCTGGGATGCGGTGGATGAATTCACCGGAATCCGCCTGATCGACCAGGCATTCCCGAAGGAACTGCGCGCCACGACGCGCGAGTCGGACATGTTCATCCGCTTCCACAACGGCAGCACGTGGCAGGTGGTCGGCAGCGACAACTACGATTCCCTGATCGGCTCGCCGCCGGTGGGTGTGGTGTTTTCCGAATTCGCCTACGCGAACCCCGCATCTTGGCAGAAGCTGTCGCCGATCCTGATGAACAACGGCGGCTGGGCTATTTTCCTGAGCACGCCGTATGGTCGTAATCACTTTCACGGCCTGTACGAGTTCGCCAAGAACGATCCGGACTGGTTCTCCGAAGTCCTGACCGTCAACGACACGAACCTGTTTACGAAGGCGCAGGTCGACGCCGAGGAACGCCAGTTGGCGGCGCAGCGCGGCGCCGAGGAGGCATCCGCGATCATCCAGCAGGAGTATTACTGCTCCTTCAATGCGGCGATCCCCGGCAGCATCTACGGGGCGATCCTGGAGGACATGGAACGCGCAACGCCGCCGCGTATCTTGCGAGTGCCGCACAACCCTGGTTTTGCCGTGCAGGCGAGCTGTGACCTGGGCGCCAGCGAAGGCAACGACATGGCGATCTGGTGGACGCAGCGTATTGGCCGTGAGACGGCGGTCATCGATTGCGACAATGCCGCGGGCGTCGGTATTGACTGGCTGGCGGACAAACTCAATCAGCGAAGGATCGATCGCAAGTTCACTTATGCCGAAACGCCAGTCCTGCTGCCGCACGACGCTGGTCATCCTCAGCCGAGCAACGCCGGCGCGATGAGCTTCGCGCAGAAGCTGTACAAGGACTATGGCTACCGCAACAAGATCAATCCCGTGACGCCGTCGGTGGCGTGGTCGATCACGCGCTGCAAGCAGTACATGGCGCAGTGCGTGTTCGATGTCGAGCACTGCGCGGTGGGCTTAGGCGCCCTGCGCGCGTACCATCGCAAGTGGGACCCGAAGCGTCAGGTGTACAGCGAGTTCCCTGTGCATGACTGGTCGAGTAACCTCGCCGACGCCTGGCGCACGCACGTCGAGGGCCAGAAGGTCGCTAGACAGTTGCAGCCTGTGAGCGTAGATTACTTCGCGCAGAAGCGTCGCAGCGACATGGCGGTCATTGACGAAGATCCTTTGGGGAGGTTTTGATGTCGGACACCGAAGTCACCGTAACCAAGTCCAACTCCGGCGAGTGGTATCGCATGGAGTACAAGGGCAAGGTCGAGTTTTGCGACGAAGCCCCGACGCCATCCGAGTGCGCGGACTTTCGCCGCAGCACGGACCAGATGCTACGCCAGGCGCGTATCGAGTCGATCGTTGCCAAGCGCATCAACGGTCACGAGTCCACGATGCGCGAGGAGGAGTTCAAACGATGAACCTCATGTTCCTGTCGCTGGTAGGCTTCGGCTCCCCGAGTCCGCCGAAGATTTCTCCGCCATCTCCGGCTCCGCCTCCGCCGACGGTCGATCAGGCGGTGCAGTCGCAGAATCAGTCGAACGTGCTGCGTCAGCGCCGCGGCAGCGCGGCGAATGTGCTGGCTGGCGCCAATCCCAACGCGCCGCCGACTACGGGCATTCAGAAACTCCTGGGCGGCTGATATGGCCGACCCGAATTACCGCGACTCTCTCGGCGCTCAAGTCTGCGCGCAGTATGGGCGCATGTTCGAGGTGCGCGGTAACTTCAACACGCTCTGGCAGTCGGTGTCCGAGCGCGTGATGCCGAACTATTCGGACTTCACGCAGAAATGGTCCGAGGGTCAGCGCAAGACAAATCGCGTGTTCGACTCGACCGCACCGCAAGCGCTCGTCCATGGTGTCGCGGCGCTCGAGTCCATCCTGTGCCCGTCCAGCAGCCGTTGGCATTCCCTGCGCCCGCGCGACCCGCGTTTGCGCGATGACGTTGCGGTCATGCAATGGTGCGATGCGGTGACAGACTGCCTGTTCGACGCGCGCTATGCGCCGAGCGCCAATTTCCAGAACCAGATCGGCGAGTGTCTGAAACAGATTATGACGTTCGGCAACGGCCCGTGGATGGTCGACGACGTCATGGGTTACGGGCTGCGCTATCGCTGCCTGAACCTAGCCGAAGTGTTCGCGATGGAGAATGCGGCCGGTGTCATCGACACGGTGTACCGCATGTTCTCGCTGACCGCGAGCGCGGCACTGGACGCAGAGAAGCGTGGCATATTCGATGAGAATTCTCTGCCTACGGAGTTCCGTGACAAGGCGCTCACCGCACCCACGCAGACGCACGATTTTATTCACGCCATCTATCCCAATACCGAGCGCGACACGCGAGCTAAGGACTACAAGGGGATGGCATTTTCAAGCTGTATCGTGATGAAGGAAAGACAGGTCGTGCTGCGCGAGTCGGGTTACCACACGCAGCCGATCATGGTGGCGCGCTACAGCGTCAACAGCCGCGAAACCTATGGGCGCGGTCCTGGCGTAGACGTGCTGCCTGAAATACTTGCGCTGAACGAGATGGAGAAGTCCGACATCCGCCAGACGCAGCGCGCCGCGGAACCGCCACTGATGCTGGCTGACGATGGTTCCCTCGGCGCTTTTGATCTGCGCGGCAATTCGATGAACTACGGAACTCTGTCCCCTGACGGCAAGCCTCTTGTCGTCCCGTTCCAATCCGGCAGCCAGTTTGAGGTGACGGAAAAGAAGCTTGAACAGAAACGCGAGATGATCCAGCGCGCGTTTCTGAACGACGTGTTCTCGATGCTCGTCGAGCGCCCTGGCATGACGGCGACCGAAGTGTTGCAGCGTGCGCAGGAGCAGGGCTATCTCATTGCCCCGATCATCGGCCGCATCCAGTCGGAGCTGTTCGGCCCGACCATCGTGCGCGAGCTCGACATCCTGCACCGCGCCGACAACCTGCCGCCGCCGCCTGACGCGATCAAGCGCGCCGGTGGGTTCGACTACGACATCGTATATGAGGGCCAGGTCCAGGTCATGCAGCGCCAGTCCAAGGCGCTTGCGATCGGCATGGTGTTCCAGCAGGCGGCTCCCTTGATCCAGGCGGACGCGAGCGTGCTCAAGGCCGTCAACATGGAGCGCACGTTCAAGAACATTGTCGAGTACC